TAGCATAAACGAATTAAACGAAAAGTACAAAGATGGCAGTAATTAGTCCAACAGGTTTGCTAGGGGTACGCTCTCCTATATTCATCACTTGGAATGGTACTGGTGTTAGCGCATCAGAGATCAACTCATTTGAATTAGAGATATATGCATGGAATGGTGAGGAGTCTGCGAAACCAGCTACTCCTATTTATACAATCAACAGAACATCAGGATTTGTGGATTCATTTCCTACTGCTGACATATCAAAGCTACTTGAGAATGAGTTTATAAACCGAATCTCCAAGCTAACGCAGGAGTCGATTGTAGACAACTCTCCAGACTCACTGCTATGGGTACAGGTAGACTATGACATAAACTACGATGTAAGTGGTACACCTACTACTGATGCAGGATCTACTGATGTGTTCATAGCAACCTATGGCTATGGTAAGTTTGTAGAGGGTGCTAACCCGAACATCACCAAACCAATACTACAAAAACACGAGAGGTACGCATACGATACTGATGCCTTTATGATGCCTATCTTCTTAGGTCTACATGGTGAAGGTCTAGATATCATCTATGGCTATCGTGATAGAGTCATCGCAGATGGTGGTGTAGTAGAGTCATTGAGCTGTGCTAACATTGGACTCGCTAAGATCAAGGTATTGAATGATGATGCTACGAGCTATGAGTACACAGCAACGGAGGCAGCTGTCTACGGCACTTCAGTAGAGGAGCGTTTGATGCTGTTCCCAGCAGGGATTGCTAACCTATCCAACTGGAAGGCTAACAACGGACTATCAGGAACTGCACCATACAATACCAAATACTACGACATACAGCTACTAGATGGCTTTGATAATGTCATAGAGTACATGAGAGTGTACAATGAATGTGAGGCTAAGTTCGATCCTGTATCAATCTACTTCGTGAATCGCTATGGTGCTTGGGACAACCTGACCTTCTTCAAGAAGTCGGAAACCAACCTCAGCGTATCGAAGGAGGACTACCGCAGTATCATAGGCGGTGCATCTGCTAATGGGTACACATGGGGAACACAAGCACGAGGCATGAGAACCTATAACCACGAAGCTCGTGAGAGCATGACCTTGAATACTGGATTCGTGTCAGAGGATTACAGCGAGGTTCTAGAGCAGCTGTTGATGAGTGAGTATGTGTTGATGGTAATTGACCGCACTACTGAGAGATCAGGAACTTCTTACGACATAGAGCAATCGCAGAGAACGATTAAGGTAGTTACCAATAGTCTAAGAAAGCAGAAGCACATAAACGACAAGACTATCAACTACACTATCAACATTGAGTTTGCTACTACACAGAACGCAATGATATGATAGAGATATTCATCGGATCAAGTAGGCTAGACACCTTCAAGGATGAGGATGTCAATATCAAGCTGAGTGTTCAGAACATCAAGGACATCAGCAAAATCTTTGCGGACTATACGCAGAACTTCAGCGTACCAGCATCTAAGGCTAACAATGCGGTGTTAAAACACTACTACAATGCAGATGTGAGTGGAGGCTTTGATGCCTCCCTTAGAAAGTCTGCTACGATACTGCTAGACAAAGAGCCATTCAGAGAGGGTAGCATTGAGCTACTAGGAGTCAATATGAAGAACGGACTAGCAAGTAGCTATGAGATAGTGTTCTTCTCTGCTGGGGTAAACTTGAAGGACTTGTTCGGTGAGGATGAACTTACTGACCTCGACCTATCAGCATATACTCATGAATACACAGGAGCGAATGTACGCACAGGCGCAGAGAGTGGATTGAGTAGTGGCAACATCATCTATCCACTTATCTCTCCAAAGGATGACTGGTACTACCATAGTTCATCATCTTCACATCAAGACAACAACATCGCCTATCACACTACCAACGATCCGCATGGTCTGCATTACTACGCACTCAAACCAGCTATCAAACTTGCAGCACTCGTTGATGCGATAGAAGCGAAGTATAGTATCACCTTCAACAGCACCTTCTTCGCCTCTGATAAGTTCACTCAGCTGTATATGTGGTGTCATCGTAGAGAGGGGTATATGTTCAAGGATCAGGAGAACGGATGGAATCCGATACCTTTACGATATCAATCGACTACGCCCAGCTCCAATATAAGTATAGATGATGGTGGTGTATTTAAGATTGAAGGGAATTATGGTGGTTCATTCTTATTGAATATAGATCTGACCTACGACTTGACTATCATATCGGGAACTGATGTAGCGATATTCATATATGTAAATGGCAACTTATTTGCCACTAAAGCCCATGCGACTAGTGTTACAGGAGAGGTAGTTCAAGTTTACGGACTAAAGAAGAACGACAAAATCAACATCAAGTATGCACCAGCTCAAGGTTCTGCTAGTGCTAACTTTGAGTTCAGCTTTGATGTAGATCTGATCAATATCGTTTTAGGGTTACCTCAAGCAATAGCCTCTACTGGCGGAACGCTAATGACCTTCGATAATGATGTAGTCATAGCAGACCAAATGCCAGAGCAGAAGATCTCTGATTTCATCACTGGGCTTGTTAAGATGTTCAACCTCACGATAGAGTCCACAAGTGCAACGCAGTTTACTCTAGAGCCTCTAGATGATTGGTATGCTTTAGGATCAACATACGACATCACAGACTTCACAGACATCTCTAGCCATAAGGTAACAAAGCCAGAGCTGTACAGAAGGCTCAAGCTAGAGCATCAGTTAGCAGATAGTAAGTTGATGCGTACACATAGACTAACGAGTGGAGATGTAGGCTATGGAGATTTGAGAGCCGACTTCACATTTGATGGTGGTGAGCTAACGAACCAAACGAACTTTGAACTACTACGCTTTGATAAGTTGATAGATGTGCATACAAGCACGCCAATAGACTTCTTGGTAGGTAAGTCCATAGACAAAGACCTAGAGCCTTATATCGGTGCGCCTATGATATTCTATTCTAATGGTACGCTAGACATCAGCGGTACTCCTATCGGGTTCTTAGATGAGACAGGACTGACTCCTAGTCCAGCAGATCCTATGGAGCAGTGTGTATTCATGGCTAATGTAAATGACAGCACATCGGCAGATGTAACGCAGATGCTTACCTTCGGTCTAGAGTTAGATCCGTATCATGGTCAGGCGTTCAATGAAACGCTGTACTCGCAGTTCTGGGAGGACTATATCACTGACCTCTACTCAACGAGCAGAAGGGTATATAGCTTTAAGGCTATCCTTCCTATGACTACCATCTATCAGTTGAAGATGAATGACAAGCTAGTGATCGCTGGGAAGCGATATGTAATAAATGAAGTGAACCTCAACCTTAGAACGAGAGAGGCAACACTTGAACTTCTAAACGATGTCTAATGAACTTGGGTTTTATAATAGAGCAGCTTCCATACGCTGACCACTTCACAGAGGAGGTACAGATAGCAAAGGGGAAGTACAAAGTGATTACGAACTGGCGAGAAGCTAAAGAACAAATCAGATGCCTGAAGTTAGGGAAATAGAAATCAATGTCAAGACAGGTCAGGCTACCAACAATGTTGATAAGCTGACGGAGTCTATTGAAGGCACTAACAAGGAGGCGAATAAAACGAACCAAACAATGTCCGACCTTGAGGGTGCGGCAGATAAGTTTACAGGTGGTTTCATTACTGGACTAAAGAAAGCAAGTGCAGCTCTCAAGGGAATGGGTACTGGTATCGTGAATGGTATCAAAGGTCTGCGTACGATGAAGATCACCAGCAAGACAACCTTCAAAGCCATCAAGGTAGGTATTGCATCTACTGGTATTGGTCTTTTAGTTCTTGCTCTAGGTTCTCTGATAACTTACTTCACACAAAGCCAGAAGGGAGCTGATAAGCTCAAAGTAGCATTTGCTGCAATAGGTACTACCATTAGCGTACTCGTTGATAGACTATCGACATTCGGTGGCGGTCTATTGAAGATACTATCTGGCGATTTTAGCGAGGGTGTAGATATGCTCAAAGGCTCATTCGCTGGACTAGGTGAGGAGATACGCAATGAGACAGCAGCAGCAACTGAACTAGAGAGAGCGAATCAAAGATTACAGGATCGAGAGATTGCTATGATCAAGACTCGTGCAGAGGCTCGTAGAGATATAGAGGCTGCTAAACTTGCATCGGCAGATCAGACCAAAACGATACAAGAAAGAGGTGAAGCACTTGAGAGAGCTATTGCGTTAGAGAAGAAAGTAGCTAATGAGGAGATAGCCATAGCTAAAGAAAGAGCGAGAATTATCACAGAGCAGAATGCACTAGGTGAGTCTATGAGAGAGGATCTAGAGGCTCAAGCAGAAGCAGAGGCACGAGTGATACAACTAGAGGCAGAGCGTGATGTCAAGCTAAAGGAATTAGTCGGTGTGCTATCAGGTTACAAGAACGCTACGCAAGGACTGACAGAGGATGAACTAGCCGCAGCAGAAGCCGCTAAGAAGTTCAACGATGAACTCGCAGCAAGAAACGCTAAACTTGCAGAGGAGGCCGCAGCACTAGAGGTCAAACTAGCAGAGGAGTACGATGCGATTCTACAAGCATCTCAAGATGCACAGATACAAGAACTCAACGCAGTAGAGGACAAGTACAATACCCTACTAGATAGTGCAGCGCAGTACGGATTTGATGAGATAGAGTTGAACCGCCTGAAGGCAGAGGAGATCAACAAGATCAATAAGAAGTACGATGATGAGGACTCGAAGCGCAAAGCGGAAAAGGTTGCTCGTGATGCCGCCTTGCTTCAATCGACACTTCAAATGACTAGCGATGCTCTAGGTGTACTAAGAGCGTTCAATGACAACTACGACAAGGATGATGAAAAGGCAGCAGAGAAAGCCTTTGAGAGAAACAAGAAATTGCAGATTGCTCAAGCGGTAGTCAATACAGCACAGGCGGTTATGGCTCAATTAGCAGTACCACAAGATGCACTCACAGGTGCTAACTTTGTGAAGGCAGCAATCGCAGCGGCAACTGGTATAGCGCAAGTGCAAAAGATAAAATCGACTAAGTATGAACCAGCAAGTGGCGGTACTAGCAGTTCATCTGGTTCATCAAGACCTAGTCTATCATCTTCAACAGGAGCATCATCCCCAGCATTGCCTAACATCCCAAGACCACAAGGGTTAAACGCTAGTATCGGCTTTGATACGACAGGTGCTAACTTAGGCAATCAGATAGCAGAGAGTCTGCAAGGCTCATCAATGAGAGCGTATGTAGTCAATCAGGATATACAGAGCGCAGAGAAGCTAGATCGTAAAATAGAAGAAACAGCAACATTCGGATAGTATGAGATTTTTTGAATTAGTATTAGATGAGGAGAAGCTATTGCATGGCATTGATGCTATCAGCATCGTAGAGCATCCAGCGATAGAGGAGGACTTCATCACCATGAGCAAGGAACACAAGTTCGAGTTCAAAGAGGTAGACAACGAGAAGCGCATCCTTATGGGTGCAGCTATGATTCCAGAGAAGCCTATCTACCGAGTAGATGGTGGCGAAGAATACTATGTGTTCTTCACGAAGGAAACGATACGCAGAGCATCGGAGTTGTACTTGATGAATGGTAAGCAAGGCAACGCAACCCTAGAGCATGAGCAGAAGATAGAAGGTCTATCGCTTGTGGAGAGTTGGATTATTGAGGACAGCGAGAAGGACAAGTCTAGAGCCTATGGCTTAGAGTACCCAGTAGGTACATGGATGGTCAGCATGAAAGTCAATAACGAAGATATCTGGGAACAATATGTCAAAGAAGGTAGAGTCAATGGGTTCTCGATTGAGGGATGGTTCATGCAACGAGAGTCCGCTATTGAAGTCAATACGGAGTTATCAGCAATCGAATCAGCAGAAGCAGAACACCTCCTCTCACTATATCTTCTGGGAATAACTAAAGGCGTTCTCAAGAACGACAAGAGATACAAGAATGGAAAGAAGCTGGAGATGGAGTCATTCAAAGACTACCCTGATTCAGTATCTAACAATGCAAAGAAAGGAATCGAACTCAACGAGAAGCAAGGCAACAAGTGCGCTACTCAAGTCGGTAAGATCCGAGCGCAACAGCTCTCACAAAAGCAACCACTCTCAGTAGAAACCATCAAGCGTATGCACAGCTATCTAAGTAGAGCGCAAGAGTATTACGATGAAGGAGACACTACAAGCTGTGGCTACATATCGTATTTGCTATGGGGTGGTCTTAGTGCTAAGGGATGGGCAGAGAGCAAATTGAAGGAACTGGATCAGTTGTAGAAAGTAACCCAAAATATCAATAAATAGTTTTTTAATTAACAAAGTTCTAGAAAATGAATCTAAACGAAGTATTCAAGAAGATTGAGATGGCTCTCACTCCAAGTGAGGAAGTCCAAAAAGTAGAGATGGCTACTATGCAGTTGGCCAATGGTGTAACGATTGAGGCTGAGTCTTTCGAGGCTGGTCAAAATGTGTTCCTCGTAGGTGAAGATGATGAGAAGGTAGCTGCTCCAGTAGGAGAGCATGAACTAGAAGATGGTCGTGTATTGGTTATCGAAGAAGAAGGTGTCATCGCTGAGATTCGTGAGGCAGCTGCCGAAGAAGAAGCTCCAGAAGTAGAGGTTGAAGTAGAACAAGCTGCTGAGGAGGAAGAAGAAATGAGCTATGTTACCAAAGAGGAGTTTGAAAGCGCAGTATCTGAGATCAAAGAGATGATCGCTAACATGATGCCTCAAGAGGAAGAAATGAGTGCTACTGAAGAAGTAGTAGAAGAACAAGTGGAGATGAGTGTTGATGAAGCACCAGCGGCAAAGAAAGTAGCAGTTGCTCCAGTAGAGAAAAAGGTAGACATGAATCGCTATGCTAAGAAAGCACCGCAAGATACATTGTCTCGTGTTTTAAGTAAATTATCCTAAATTAAATAAAGAAGAAAAATGGCTACAACCACTTCAGTAACTACGACTTATGCTGGTGAAGCAGCAGGTCGTTTTGTAAGCGCAGCTCTATTGAGCGCAGACACTATCGATGGCGGTGGTGTTACTATTAAACCAAATGTAAAGTTCAAAGAAGTCCTAAAGACTATGAACTTAGATGCAATCACTAAGGATGCAACTTGTGATTTCTCTGACACTTCTACATTGACTCTCGCAGAGAGCATCCTAGAAGTCAAGCAACTACAAGTAAATCTCGAATTGTGTAAGAGCGATTTTGAAGATGACTGGTATGCTGCTGAGATGGGCTTCTCTGCTCATGACAACCTTCCAGCTACATTCTCTGATTACTTGATCGGATATGTTGCTGCTAAGGTAGCTGCTAAGAACGAATCAAACATCTGGCAAGGTGTTGATGCTAACGCTGGTGAGTTCGATGGTTTCACTACTTTGGCTGCTGCTAACGCAGATGTAGTAGATGTAGTAGGTACGACTATCACAGCTGCTAATGTTATCACAGAGTTGGGTAAAGTAGTAGATGCTATCCCAGCTGCATTGTACGGCAAAGAGGATCTCTACATCTATGTATCTCAGCACATCGCTCGTTCTTATGTTCGTGCATTAGGTGGCTTCGGAGCTTCAGGCTTAGGTGCTAATGGTGTTGCTGCACAAGGTACTACTTGGTACAACGGAGGCGATTTAGCTTTTGATGGTGTTAAGTTGTTCGTAGCTTCAGGTCTACCGACAAACGATATGATTGCTGCTCAGAAGTCTAACTTATACTTTGGTACTTCTATCCTTGCTGACTGGCAAGAAGTGAAGTTGTTAGACATGGCTGACTTAGATGGTAGCAAGAATGTTCGTGTGATCATGCGCATGGCCGCTGGATGTCAGATTGGGACGGGGGCAGATGTAGTTTACTACACTTAAGAAGTAGTTATTTAATCATTAAAGGGGTAGGTGGGTTCGATCTGCCTACCCTTTTTTAATTTATAGAATATGGCGTGTGTATTAACAAAAGGAAGAAACGAGCCTTGTAAGGATGTAGTAGGTGGAATCACCTCTGTGTACTTTGCAGACTTCGGAACAATAGGTGCTATCACCTATGATGGAACAGATACAGATGTAGTAGACTCGTTCGGTGGTACCCCAGATTGGTTTGAGTTCAAACTAAAAGGAAACTCTAGCTTCGAACAAGCTGTTACCTCATCTCGTGAGAATGGTACAACCTTCTACGAGCAGACATTGAACTTGACCTTCAAGAAGATGTCTAAGCAGACTCACAATGAATTGAAGTTACTTGCTTATGCAAGACCTCATGTAATCGTAGAGGATAACAACGGCAACAAGTTCTTGATGGGCTTAGAGTATGGTGCTGAGGTAAGCGGTGGCTCTATCGCTACTGGTGCAGCGATGGGAGATCTATCAGGATATACCTTGACCTTCACAGCTCAAGAGAAGATTCCAGCGAACTTCGTAGATGCTACGATTACTGCTGATGCTTCTACTATCTCTGACATCTAAGAGTCAGTAGACTAGAAACAAAAAACCCCTTCCATTTCTGGAGGGGGTTCTTTTTTGGTAGGAATTGCACCTACCTAAGAGAGCAATGAACGGCAAATATACCACATCTTTCCTTTTGGGTTTTATAATTAGATGATAATTGTAGAAGAAAATACAACGGCTACGATCAAGATGTACCTCCGAGATTTCACAACGGAGTCATTTGAGATTGAGATAATCTCTGAAGATCAGCGCAAGGAGGTGGTAGACACTTCCCTTAGTGGAACATGGGATGACTTTAGAAAAGTACTTACCTTTACCTATGATGTATCTGCTCTAGTAGCAGAGAACTTCTATGTCGTTAAGATATGGGAGGCTAGTAAGGTGAAACTACTTTCTCAGGATCGTATGTATATCCTACCATCAGGATCTGATGTTGCTACATACCAACCGAAACTAGCAACGACAGAAAAGACAATGGACAACGAATTTAAGATTTATGGCGAATAATATCAACTTCGTGCAGCTGTCAAGCTACACCTCACCAGTAATATCTGAGAACGCTCGTAGTGGGTGGGTAGAGTATGGCGAGGACAACAATTACTTCCAGTACTTGATTGACCGATACAACGGATCACCGACTAACAACGCAGTAGTATCTGGTGTGATAGATATGATCTTCGGTAAGGGTATTGATGCAACGGATTCCGCAAAGAACCCAGAGGGCTACTTGCAACTGCGTAAGCTGATAAAGGATAGCGAACTGAAGAAGGTCATCAATGACTACTACTTGCTAGGGAACGGAGCGTTCCAAGTCATCTACAACAGAGACAAGAGCAAGATCGTTGAGGTGTACCACATGCCTGTTGAATGCTTGAGAGCTGAGAAGTGTAACGATGAAGGCGAAGTTGAAGCATATTACTATGCATACAAATGGAGCGAGGTACGCTCTAAGAAGGGTGTAGAACGCATCCCAGCCTTTGGGTATGGTGAGGCATCAGAGAAGGTAGAGATACTCTACTTCAGACCTTACAGATCAGGAAGCTATTACTA